CATTGTCACCAGTGATTTTTGTCCCCATGCGCCAACTGGCGGCAGTACGGCCAGGATCGACCCCCCGCCCCTCATCGAGCATACGAAGAAACTCGCCGCGAAAATCCGGAATACGGAACGTTGAACTGCCGTCACCACGAGTCCAGGCACCCTCCATGCCAGCACGCTGCGCTTCATCCACAAGCATTCCCGATTGCTGAGCGTGGTCCCATAACCAGGGCCAGTCACCACGCCCCAGCAGCCGAGCGTCGGGCCGCCCCCAGCCTCCTGGGTTGGGCGCTGTCGTGGTTTCAAACGCGATACGTCCCAGCGGCGTGTTATCGAACCGGTCAAGTAGCAACCAGCTACCAGCACCATCACTGCGCAAATGCCAGAAATCACCGCCACCCAGCACCATGCAGAAGGGATAGCCTTCAGGGCGAAGGTGGGTATGGAACTTGATTTTCTCGCCGCTGGCGGCGTAGACCAGCAATACATTGGCGCTATTGTCGACGCGCTGTACCCGCACATCCATGATGCGGTTGGCCTTGGGCAGGGTGATCATGGTCTGGCCTGCCGAGGCATCTACAAGCAGGAAACCTGCCTCATGGACGTCCAGCACTTTGTTGCCACGGATGACCGAGTTGTTGATGCCCTGGACCGAAAGCATATTGCTTTCGATCGAGGCCAAAACGTCACTGCGGCTCATACTGACCTCCTGTCGAGTCCAAGAATGCTGGAGCTTGCGGGCGATGCGCAGAATCCGGGAACAAGTCAGAACCAGGCCAGTCGCGCAAAGACTGTCGATAGCGAAGCAACGCCTCGAACTGCTTCTCCGTTTGAGTCGTGACCAATCCCAGGCTTTGCTCCTCGTTGTATCGGGCGACAAACCACTGGCTGCTGACCATTTGCGAATCGCGCCAGCCGCGCTCGATGCGGGCTAGTTCTTCTCTGTTGGGAGCAGTCCTTTCGATCAGGATCGGCAAGCCGAGGTCATCATGGCTACGGATCTTGTCCAGATCAGGATTGGCAATGACGGCCTCATACAAGGCCTCGGTAATCGGCACTGCATCGTCGGGCATCTGCAAGTGGACACCGCTAAGATAGGTAGACCCCGTCGACTGGCTATAAAAACGCTTCATGCATGCTCCCTGTCAGTAGCCGATAGCAAAGTAGGGACAGGCCGACAGCGTAGGGTTGCCCCAACCGGTCGAGCCTTTGGTGAAAGACCCCTGGTTGAGGGCATTGAGGCCTGTGCTTCTCAAATCCCGGAATTGCCAGTAGGTACGGGTAGTACCATTGGCGGGTGTGTAGTCAGTGGCTGCAACCCAGACGCAGCGATTGGGGAAGGCAACCGGAAAACTGATATCGACAGATTCCGTAGTGTTTGCGCTTGAGCCGTACTGAATGATCAATCCACCAAGCCAGCTGGGGAAAATGATGTATCCGTTCGTGCCAAACGACATGGAAAAGCCCCAACGCAGTTTCTTTGGCGTAACCGCGACACTTTCTACGACACCTGCATTGACCTCTGCCTGGGTGGCAAGCTTGATGGTTCCCAAGTTGCTTTCGGTTGCCTGGCCAGCCAGTGGCGCTAAAGCTGCAACATTGATATTTCCCTGGTTAACCGGCGCATTCCAAGCCTTGATGCACCACATGACCGCCAGGTTGCGCGGGCGGCTCATGCCTAGCATCCATGTACCGCTACCCGGTGTAACTGGCGTCAAGGAGCCCGTGTTGACCACTGTCAAACCATTCCAGGTAGCGTCGGCAACCCCGTCGTAACCGTAATCATTAGCCGTCTGGCCAGCAGATGGCGCCAGGGCGGCAGCACCTTGGCCACTGGCGGGCATGTCCGCAATTGCCAGAGAGCCCTTTTGCCATTTGCCCAGATCCCGACCTGGGTCCACGTCTCGCCCATGATCCCAGCCACGCAGGAACTCGCCTCGCGTATCTGGCAATCGGAAGAAGCCTGCTGGCTCTGCGCCTTTGTTGTACGTGGTGCCTAGGTAGGCCGCCAGGTCCGGGTAGGTCGCCATGCTTTGAAGGCTGCCATCGAGCTCGAGGTAACCGGCTGGTACCTCGGCCTTTGGGAAGGGCAGGATCGCACCGACTGGTGTCGAAGAGCGCAACGCCGTCAGTTCGGCGACGAGGGCCGCGACGTCGATCTGCCCTTGGTTCACTGGCGCATTCCACGCTTTGAGGCACCACATCACAGCAAGGCTACGGGGACGGGTTTCAGTGCCACCCTTGGCCGCAGCTGGAGCGAACACACTAGATACGAGTGTCGCATTAAGTACGGAACTACCTATTGTCCTCGCGGTTGCGCCCAGGTTACCTGTTGCACTCCCAGCGACGTTTGCCTCAAATGGCATCTTTCCAGTGCCGGCGTCAGCCGAGATCACCGCATGCTGGTGATCGAGCAGAGAATCACCGGCCCAGCTACCAACTGCCCTGCCCGGATCGACCCCCCGTCCATGATCCCAGCCACGCAGGAACTCACCGCGGGTATCCGGTAAACGGAAGAACCCTTCCGGCTCGTTGCCTTTATTGAAAGCCCCGCCCAGGTACGCCGCCAAGTCCGGATAAACCGACGCACTCTGGGTGCTGCCATCGACTTCGAGGAAACCGGCTGGCACCGAGCCCCTCGGGAACGGCAGCATGGCGCCCACCGGTAACGCCGACGCCGTGTTCAACAGCGCCTGAGTCTCGGCCTTGGTGTAGCTGTTCGCGGCCTGGAACGAGCTAAAGGCCAGGATTTCCACGTCCTCGCCCAGGCTGCTGGGTGTCTTGAAGGTGATCTTCTGGCCGTCGGACAGGTAGTCGGTAACCTCGCGACCATTGCGCAGCACGATGGTGCTGCCGATGGTGTGCGCCAGGCTGAAGACGGTCTGGCCAACCGACGCCTCGAACGAGAAACGCTCGAACGCCTTGTTGGCACCGACGCCACCGCCAAGCTGGAAGTAGCTGCCGTCGTAGTTCAGGTCATACAGAGCGCCGGCACGGATATCGCCGCCCACCAGGTCGACCAGGCCAGTATTGCCGGACTTCTTCACTGCCACGGCGGTCAGCCCGTTGATACGTGCCGTCACGGCGCCGGTGTTGGTGGCACTGGCCTGGAACTGAAAGCGCTGACCAGCGGCGTAGGCCGCCAGGGCCGACTCGCCGCTCTTAAGCTTCAGCGTCAGGGCATCGGCGGTACCGGTGGCGACACCGAGCCAGGCCAGTGGCCCCACGTCCTTGGCCACGTCTGCACGGCGCAGGTACTGCGGGTGCGGGTCGGCCGTCTCCAGGTGCGCCTTGAGCTGGTTGCGCGCATACAACTCTGCCGCTTCGCGGGCTTTGTCGACGTAATCGCGAGTGGCCAGAACGATACTCGGGTCGATCTTGAGCGTCACATTGGCGAGGTTGCCGAACACCACATGCATGCGGATGGTCTGGGTACGTCCGGAGCCTTGCGCCAACAGTGGTTTGTAGCTGGGGGCCGGCTTGGCCACGGCAATGAAGTTGCCGTTGGCGTCTTCAAGCGCCAGCTCGCGGATCCACCAGCCGCCGGTTTCCGGTGGCAGAACCAGTTCGGCCACCAGCACTCCAGGGTCGGCGGGCGATTGATACAGGGCATTGAGTTGTGCCCGATAGACCTGGCGCACCAGCGCGGTCTGGGTTGGTTTGGGCGTTGGGTCGGGGGTCTGCGAAGGCTCGCCGCCAGCATCACCGATCAACATGTGGGTGATGTTCCAGGGCAGCCCCAGCACGGCGGTGTTGGCCTGTTGGGCGATGCCCACGTTGGTCAGGAACCCACCGAATTGGGTGGTTGAGTTAGCCATTGAGGTAGATGTCCAGTATGTCCGAGGTGTGGTCGTTCACCAGGTTGTAAGCGCCCAGGTGTATGTCGATGTCCGATGCCTGCCAGGGAAGTACCTCCAGCAGTTCACCGTCGTAGAGCGCGACGGCCTGATAGGCGGGGATGTGGCTTTCGAGGCTGATGTCGAGCCCGACCAGGTGCCGGCTGACCGGCTTGGCGTCCTCGATCAATCGGGTCAGCTCTTGGTAGGTCTGTTCGTCGATACCGCTGTCCGCCACCCCGACCTTCAGCGCAAAGGTCCCCGGTACTCCGGCCGGCTGGGTCTGCCACCATTCCTGCACCTCGATCAGGTAGCCGAACGGTTCGACCACCCGCCGCAGGGCGCCGAGGGTGCCCTTGTGGGCGTGGACGAAGAACGCCGAGCGGATCACCGAGCGCTTGATCGCCTCGCTCCAGCTGTCGTCCCAGCGGTCCACCGACCAGGCCCAGGCCAGTTGGTAGAGCAGGTGCGCCGGGCAGGTGTCGGGGTTGTAGAGGGTGCGCAAGGCGGCCTTGAGGTCTTCGTCGGCGGCCACCTCGATGGCCCGCTCCAGTGGCGTGCGGTTGAGCGGCAGCAGGCTGTGCATGTCAGC